GCCCGCGGGACTATTCCCCGCGGGCCTCATAGCTGCCTACAATCAATTTGCGGTGCCGTTCGCAGGGCGCTGCGTGACCGAAGGGAACTCCTTGAATGGATCTCGAGGTTGGGACACGTGTCTGCACTCATGGGTACATCAGTCCGTCGACCGCTCTGAGTCTGTACTCCATAGCCGAGGACAGCGAAGCTCTCGTGAGCGACTTGCTGACGATCTTGGCGTATCTCCTGAAGGATGGCGAGCATGCCTGTGCATCATCGACGGCCTGCCGATGGTACTCGAGTACCATCGGCAGGCCGGTCTGGTACGGTCTCAGCGTCGGAAGCTAGTTTGGGCGACCACTGACCAGTCGGTTAATATCCCCGCTGGTCAGATCTCGAATACGAACCTCGCGGCCACTCTGTCGGTGGCCGGCGCGTCCCTGCTCGGTACTACGATCATGCGGACCCACCTGCGGATCGAGATGACCTCGATTGCCGGGCAGGCTACGACCGATCAGTACCGGATCGGTCTCATTGTCGGCCGCACCTCTGACGTCGGCATCAACGTCGCTGGCCAGCAGGACCCGAGCAACCCTGAGCTGGACTGGGTCCATTTGGACCGGGTGATCCCGACGGCGAGTGGTGCCACAGTCGACTCCACCCAACACTGGGTGCTCGACAACCGCTCAAAGCGTAAGATGCAGGAGCTCAACCAGGCGTATTTGCTGTGTCTCCAGCAAAACGCCGCTGCCGCGAGGACCTTTAATATCTTCGCGCGTGTGCTGTTCGCGCTCCCGTAAAGGAGTCAAGCGGTCTTCTTGACGCCGGCTCCGGTTTATCACGATTGCGTAAACGAG